GTTTTTGTTGACCACTTCAATATCAGACTGGGAAATACTCTGACTGAGCCTCACTTTGGCGATGAAAAACCGTTTGACGCGATCGTCTCTAACCCGCCGTACTCGGTGAAATGGATTGGCAGTGATGACCCTACACTAATCAACGATGAACGTTTTGCTCCGGCGGGCGTACTGGCTCCGAAATCAAAAGCTGACTTCGCCTTTGTACTACATGCACTGAATTATCTTTCGGCCAAAGGTCGTGCTGCGATTGTCTGCTTCCCGGGTATTTTTTACCGTGGCGGCGCGGAGCAGAAAATCCGTCAGTATCTGGTTGACAATAACTATGTCGAAACCGTGATTTCACTGGCTCCGAACCTGTTCTTTGGCACCACTATTGCTGTAAACATTCTGGTGCTGTCTAAACATAAAACGGATACCAACGTTCAGTTTATTGACGCCAGCGAACTGTTCAAAAAAGAGACTAACAACAATATCCTGACCGATGCCCATATCGACCAGATTATGCAGGTATTTGCCAGCAAGGAAGATGTTGCTCATCTGGCAAAATCTGTCGCGTTTGAAACCATTGTAGCGAATGACTATAACCTGTCAGTGAGCAGCTATGTGGAAGCGAAAGATAACCGCGAAATAATCAATATTGCTGAGTTGAATGCAGAGCTGAAAATCACGGTCAGCAAAATCGACCAGTTGCGCAAAGATATTGATGCGATTGTGGCTGAAATTGAAGGCTGCGAGGTGCAGAAATGAGCGAGATGAGTTATCTGGAAAAATTGCTGGATGGGGTTGAGGTTGAGTGGAAAACACTAGGCAGTATAGCTGAACTAAAGCGAGGCACATCAATTACAAAAAAAGATGTTATTGATGGAACCATCCCCGTAGTCGCTGGCGGACGTACACCAGCTTATTATCATAATACTAGTAATCGCGACGGACAAACAATTGTTATCGCAGGTTCTGGTGCGTATGCGGGATTCGTTAGTTGGTGGGAGGAACCAATTTTCGTATCGGATGCATTTACTGTAAAACCTCATAATATTTTGTTACCACGATATTGCTATCATTTTTTGATGAATATGCAACAACAACTCCATGAGTTTAAGAGTGGTGGTGGTGTTCCGCATGTTTATCCACGTGATGTATCACCTATTTTGATACCAATCCCCTGCCCGGATAATCCGGAAAAATCCCTCGCCATCCAGTCTGAAATCGTTCGGATTCTGGACAAATTTACTGCACTTACCGCTGAGCTTACCGCTGAGCTTACCGCTGAGCTTACCATGCGTAAAAAACAGTACAACTACTATCGCGACCAGTTGCTGAGTTTTGATGAGGGTGAAGTTGAGTGGAAGATGCTGGGAGATCTAGGAGAAAATCTGGATTCGAAAAGGAAACCCATTACCAGCGGTCTGAGGGAAGCCGGAAGTATTCCTTATTATGGCGCTTCTGGAATTGTCGATTATGTTAAAGATTACATATTTGATGGTGATTTTTTACTGATTTCTGAAGATGGCGCAAATTTGTTAGCCCGCAATACGCCTATAGCATTTAGTATCAGTGGTAAATCTTGGGTAAACAATCATGCGCATGTGATTAAATTCGATTCCTATGCCGAACGAAGGTACGTGGAGTACTATCTGAATAGCATTGATTTAGCCCCCTATATTTCCGGAGCAGCGCAACCAAAACTAAATAAGAAAAATTTAGAGAGCATACGTATTCCAAATCCTTCACCTGAAGATAAAGAGCGAATAGTTTCTATTCTGGACAAATTTGATGCGCTAACAAACTCCATCAACGAAGGCCTTCCTCGTGAAATCGAGCTGCGCCAGAAACAGTACGAATACTATCGTGACTTGCTGTTCAGCTTCCCGAGACCAGAAACAGCCAGCAACTGACGGACCATTGATACCGGCAGGGTTTGTTCTCACCCGCCCGGTATCAGGCTTTACGAATGCCGGAAGATTCTTCTGATACCCTTCCGGGCTTTGCCAGATGACGCACAGGATGCACCATGACACAACAGACACACACCATCGCTGAATCCAATAACTTCATCGTTCTCGACAAGTACACGAAAGCCTGGGAAGCCGGTGACAGCTACCAGAGCGAATCAGATTTAGAACGCGAACTGATTCAGGATCTGCGCAATCAGGGCTATGAATTTATTTCCGTTAAATCACAGACCGCAATGCTGGCTAACATCCGGACGCAGTTGCAGGCTCTCAATGGTGTTGTGTTCAATGAAAGTGAATGGCGGCGTTTCGCAGAGCAGTATCTGGACAGCCCCAGTGACAGCAGCCTGGACAAAACCCGTAAAATCCATATCGACTATATCTGTGATTTTACTTTTGATGATGGTCGTCTGGAAAACATCTATCTGATAGATAAAAAGAACCTGCTGCGCAATAAGGTGCAGGTCATTCAGCAGTTTGAGCAGACAGGTTCACACGCTAACCGTTATGACGTCACCATTCTGGTCAACGGCCTGCCACTGGTGCAAATCGAACTCAAAAAGCGCGGCGTGGCGATTCGTGAAGCCTTTAACCAGATACACCGTTACAGCAAGGAAAGCTTTAACAGCGATAACTCCCTGTTTAAATACCTGCAACTCTTCGTAATTTCCAACGGGACTGATACCCGGTACTTTGCCAGTACCACTAAGCGGGATAAAAACAGCTTTGATTTCACCATGAACTGGGCGAAATCGGATAACACCCTGATAAAGGACCTGAAGGACTTTACCGCCACTTTCTTCCAGAAGCATACCCTGCTGAATGTTCTGTTTAATTACAGCGTGTTTGACAGCAGCCAGACGCTGCTCGTCATGCGCCCCTATCAGATTGCTGCCACTGAGCGAATCCTCTGGAAAATTAACAGCTCATTTAAAGCCAAGAACTGGTCAAAACCCGAAAGCGGTGGATTTATCTGGCATACCACAGGATCAGGAAAAACCCTGACCAGCTTTAAGGCCGCACGACTGGCTACTGAGCTGGACTTTATCGATAAAGTCTTCTTCGTGGTCGACAGGAAAGACCTCGATTACCAGACCATGAAGGAGTATCAGCGCTTCTCTCCGGACAGTGTCAATGGTTCGGATAATACAGCAGGCCTCAGAAGAAACCTGGATAAGGACGATAACAAAATCATCGTCACAACCATTCAGAAACTCAATAACCTGATGAAATCTGAAGCTGACCTGCCCGTCTACCAACAGCAGGTGGTGTTTATCTTTGATGAGTGTCACCGCAGCCAGTTTGGTGAGGCCCAGAAAAACCTCAAAAAGAAATTCAGACGCTTTTATCAGTTTGGTTTTACCGGTACGCCTATTTTCCCGGAAAATGCACTGGGGGCAGAAACCACCGCCAGCGTCTTCGGGCGTGAATTACATTCTTACGTCATTACTGATGCGATTCGTGATGAAAAAGTGCTGAAGTTTAAGGTGGACTATAACGATGTCCGCCCACAGTTTAAGTCTCTTGAAACGGAAACTGATGAGAAAAAACTCAGCGCGGCTGAAAACCACCAGGCCTTTCTGCACCCACTACGTATCCAGGAAATAACGCAATACATTATCAATAACTTCCGTCAGAAAACACACCGAACCTTCCCGGGAGCTAAGGGCTTTAACGCCATGTTAGCAGTTAGCAGCGTGGAAGCGGCAAAAGCTTATTACACGACGTTTAAAATGCTACAGGAAGAAGCGGAGAAGAAATCTGGCAGCTATAAACGCCTTCGGGTTGCAACCATCTTCTCCTTTGCTGCAAATGAAGAGCAAAGCGCCATTGGTGATATTACTGACGAAAGCTTTGATACCAGCGCAATGAACAGCAGCGCAAAGGAATTCCTGGATTCAGCCATTGATGACTATAACAACCACTTTAAAACCAATTTCAGTACCGACAGTAACGGCTTCCAGAACTACTACCGCGATTTAGCTCAACGAGTGAAAAATCAGGATATCGACCTTCTCATCGTGGTGGGAATGTTCTTAACCGGCTTTGATGCCCCGACGCTTAACACTCTTTTCGTTGACAAAAACCTCCGTTATCACGGCCTGATGCAGGCATTTTCCCGCACAAACCGTATCTATGATGCCACCAAAACCTTCGGCAATATCGTGACTTTCAGGGACCTGGAGCGTCCGACCATTGATGCCATCACACTTTTTGGCGACAAAAACACCAAGAATGTGGTACTGGAAAAAAGCTACGAAGAGTACATGCAGGGCTTTACCGATGCGGCAACCGGCGAGGCTAAACGAGGTTTTATGGCTGTTGTTTCTGAGCTGGAGCAACGCTTCCCTGATCCGGCTAGTATCGACAGTGAAAAAGAGAAAAAAGCCTTCGTCAAACTGTTTGGTGAATATCTGCGGGCAGAAAACATCCTGCAAAACTATGATGAATTTGCCACGCTGAAAGCCCTGCAGAAGGTTGATATTAGTGACCCGGAAGCGGTAGAAACCTTTAAAGCAGAGCACTATGTGGATGATGAAAAATTTGCTGAATTACAAACCATTCGTCTCCCGGCAGAACGTAAAGTTCAGGACTATCGCTCAGCATACAATGATATCCGGGACTGGCAGCGACGCGAAAAAGCAGCAAACGACAGGGATAAATCAACCACAGACTGGGATGACGTGGTGTTTGAAATTGACCTGCTCAAGTCGCAGGAAATTAACCTGGACTACATTCTTGGCCTGATTTTCGACCACAATCGTCAGAAAAAAGGTAAAGAAGCCCTGACTGAAGAGGTCAGACGCTTAATCCGGTCAAGTCTGGGCAACCGTGCCAAAGAAGGTCTGATTGTTGACTTTATTCAGCAAACTAACCTTGATGACATGCCGGACAAGGCCAGTATCATTGATGCATTCTTTACCTATGCTCAGCGTGAACAGCAGCGGGAAGCAGAGGCGTTGATTAAGGAAGAAAACCTCAATGAAGAGGCGGCAAGGCGCTATATCCGTACATCACTCAAACGGGAATATGCTACCGAAAATGGAACGGAGTTAAATGAGACGCTACCAAAACTCAGTCCACTGAATCCTCAGTACAAAACGAAAAAGCAGACCGTATTCCAAAAAATTGGGGCGTTTATCGAAAAATTTAAAGGGGTTGGAGGAAGGATTTAAATTACATTAGGTTATTAAGCAGTTTTTTCTTAAAAGAGCTTAGGGATATGATCTTATATCCCTACCAAATAATTTCCACTTCCAATGTACGTAGTACAAATCTTAAACACTTATTCCAGTGACGTTCGTCGCCATAAGTGAAGTCGTGAACCTGGTGCATGAACGCAATCTCTTTCTCGCACTCGGCCACGATGTCATGGACGACGTTCATCTCTTTGCTGTGGTCGATACCGGTGTTCGAAGCAAAAGACTCAAGGACAGAAAGCGCAGCACTCATAATCCCACCATATAAACAATTTGTTTTCCTATTGGTTTTATTATCTCAGATAAGAAAAGGCGTAAAAGATCTATACAGAGGGCTACGGAGGAGGGGAAGGGGGCTCTCGCCCCCTTGCTATTTCAGGTTCAGTGGCTGACTTGCTGCATCTTGTGCGGCTGGTCATTTAGATCGTGGCGGTGGGCAAGTTCTCGCATCATATCTTCGATAGGGCTCTTCGCTTCATCCATATTATCCGCCATCGCACCAAGTAGCTGGCGAATAGCAGCGGGATGTTCATCGCCGGTTAGCTCTGGCATTTTGAAACCGTTATGGGTTGCCATTAGTTTAAAGGCGGTAATTAACATGCCTAAAGAAGACTTAAGGCTGGCGATCTCCCGCTCTTTGCTTTCAATGCCCATATTGTCTCCGGAGAGCTCTGGCGCCGGCGCGCATTTTGGTTCGCTCATCATGTCCAGAGTTGCCTGCAGTTTATTGGCACGTTCATGCTCTTCCACATACGCCCCGCCAAAGTGACGAGCAAGCATCAGGATTTTCATTGGTTCATCAAATAAGTCCATGACCTGGACGATGGCCATGATGCGTTCCAGCGGATGAGCGTCACCATGACCAGTTATAGAATCAAGCATCCCTACGAGTTTTTTAGCCCCGACTTCATTAATGATCTTCTTTACTTCAGCGTTAGCGGCGGTGCATTTATCACACATGTGTTTTTCCTTAATTGTTAAAATAATTTGTTTTCTTGGTGGCTTTATTCTGACAATTCAGAAGAGGGGGGCAAACGCGTCATAACGGTTAAACCAGAAGAATCGAGGGCCAGGTGGCCCTCGGCGATCACTTCGATTTTTTAAGTAGAGGTTGGGCAAAGTAGATAGCCAATCCAACCAACACGCCATCTGCCGCGATAGACATCAGTTTGCCAGTGAAGTCCACCAGCACGACCAGCACGAGAAGAATGGCGACGACGGCCAGCCTTAATTTCTCTGCCATTAGATGTACGCATCCAGAGAGAGCTGGAGCGCCTGTGCGATTTTCTTAAGCACAATCTCTTCTTCTTCGCCGATGCCATCCTGATCTGCAATGTCGATGCACAGGCACAGCACATCTACAGCTTCCGGCGTACCGGCTACGTCACCCAGCTCACGCAGAGCCTGGGCATTGGCAGAGCGCGGAGATGCCTCATAACGCGCGCGAATGTTGCTGCTCATCTGCGCGATTTCGCCTGCGAACGGAGAGAATGCTGGCAGCGCCGCGATGGTTTTTTCAAGAATGGCGATCTCTTTGGCATCACAGTTGCCGTCAGCGTATGCGATCATGTAGGCACCCCAGACGGTCGCCTCTACAGCGTCGCGGTTCTCCATCTTTTTCACTTCAACAACCGCTTTACGCGTTTTCTTTTTTAAAAAACCTAACATGTGTTTTCCCTATTAGTTAAGTGATTTAACAAATTGTTTAAGCAACCCTGAAAATCATTCAGCGTTAAAAAAAGCCGAGGATGCCGCCAACCGGCACCAGAAAGACCCCCACGACGCGGGCCAGTGTTATCCCGGCGTGAGAATGCAGATCTCCGCTGGCGATCAGCTTCAACAGATTCATGACCCAACCGCCGAGCAGAAGGACACAAAGTCCAACCATCAGGGTGAAAGTCTTCTGAAAACTAAATCTCATGCCGTCATCTCAGTCGCAGCAGGAGGAAGATCCGAAATCGCAGGACGACCCGGAATCGTGTCCAGAGACATCCCATCCAGAGTGGCAGACGCTTTCTCTGGAAGGCGTGTCGTCGACGATGGTGTGGTGGTAGTGGTTGAATCCGGTATCAACAGGCTCTGACCGGCTGGAACTGCTGCCGCGGCCAGAGAAACCAAAATTAGCGCGTAGGCCATTGGCATCAGACGCTTTCTTTGAAAATTTTCCATTGCTTTTCCCTGTGTGCTTCCGGGATTTGGCGGAATCGCCTGCCTTATCGACGGCGATAATCGTCCCCAGATTGGCAATCGTGGTGGCCTGGGCATTAGCCCGCACCTCCAGGTCAAACACCCGCTCTTCAAGCTGCGCAAGACGTGCGGAAACACGGCCGCTAAACAACTCAGCCAAAGCAAGGCGTATTGAACGGGGGCGCTTTTTGAAAGAAGTGAGAGGCGTTTGGTGTGCCATGTGAAATCCATTCAATGTCAGAAAGAGTTGCGGCTGGCATTGCCAGCCGCCTTTGGGCGTTCCATCCGTGGAACAGCGCCTTACCGACGCTTCGTCATCCTGACGATGGATAAGATACCTGATTTAGAATGATAGGTAAATACCTACTTACCATTTTGAGCCAAAAAACCGATATCTCGTTTGTGTGGGGTATCCGCAGCGGCGAAAGCAGCTATCTTTGCCAGCCGGTCGCAGATCTCATTCTCTCGATGTCCGGCATGGCCTTTGACCCATTGCCAGCGAACGTTATGTCGACTGGCCGCTGCATCGAGTCGTTTCCACAAATCAACATTCTTCACTGGCTTCTTCTCTGACGTCACCCAGCCGTTGCGCTTCCAGCCTTTCATCCAGAGCGTCATGCCGTTTTTGAGATACTGGCTGTCCGAATACAGAATGACGTTACAGGGGTACTTGAGCCGCTCCAGAGCCATCAGCGCGCCCATCATTTCCATGCGGTTGTTGGTGGTGCTGTGGAAGCCATCGGACAGCTCGCGCTCTTCATCGCGATACTGGAGCACAATACCGTAGCCACCAGGCCCGCCCGGATTTTTGAGGCAGGAGCCGTCACTGAACACTTTTACGGTTTTAAGCTGGGGATTGAAGTCGACTGCGGGGGTTTTGAATCGGGTCTGGGGATGGTGGTTTCGTTTGGACTTTGGGCGGCAGCCAGTTTTTTGTCGGGCTGGTGTCTTCGTCGTCATGGTGGCTCCAGAAACGCGCGCCGCGACGATTTTTTTCCTCGCGCGTGTGCGCACGCGTGCGTGTAAAGTATTTAAATTAATAAAAAACTTACTTCCCAGAACAGGGTTTAAATCCCCTGAACTGAACGAACGAAGTGAGTGAAGTTCACCTCGAACGAAGTGAGAGGTTGTCTTTTCAGGTAATACTCTCCCAGGGAGGTGAGTACAAAAATTCCTCACCAACCTGGTCGTTACATAACCTGAAAAGTTATGACCTAAGTCTACTGCCAGCTTAGGCTTGGGAAGTTATGGATGACAGCACCCCAGAACCGAGATCTTCCCACACTCTATGAAGGGGAGTACTGGATTCAACCTCTCGAAACACCCCAGACTCGACAATCATAAAGTGACCCTTGTCTCTGCCCACTTTGGTTCCCCCTTCCCCAACCCCTAAACGGTGCCGGTTCTACGCTGGTAGTGGGCTTTTTTAAACCTGACGCCAGTGACGCTATCCCCCACCCATCAGGTCGAGCTGGCAGATGTATCTGCCAGCGCGGAGATTTTATCACTGGCGATCACGGCTTAAAATAGTTTGTACTTACCTATTAAACTGTTTGGTTATTATCTCGCCCATGAAGCTGGACGTTGAGTGCAAACACCTCATTGATAAGTTCGCCTAAGAGCTGCTCCAGCAACTCGCGATGCTCGCCTGCGTGCAGGCATTTGAGTGACCATTCGTACAGACTGAAAGCCTTTTCGCGATCTTTCATCATGTCACGAGCTTTGGCCAGAAAATCGCTCTCAACGAGCGCTACGACGTTCGTCGGGTATGCCATGATAGTTTTCCTTACTGTGTCTTTAAAAACGATTCTAGAGCGTCTGGAGAGGGGTTCCAGAGAGTTCTGAAGGTGTAAATAGGTCTGGGAGTGGGTTCAGAAACACAGACTTTAAAAGCCTGTTTCTGTATATATTAATAATTAGTACTTAGTTATTTATATATACGGAAGCAGGTTCTGAAACACTCCCAGACTGGTATCAAGCTGCCTTCTTAACTGGTCTTTTCTTTCTGATGACATTGGCAGGATCATAACCACCCAGCTTTTTCATCACCGCCAGCGGTATCTTGCTGATGACATGCCCAGCTTCCTGACAAAACCCACGGAAGATGACCAGCATACTGCCACCGGGATTCACGTTGACCTCCACCAGCCCCAGCTCGACATCCGGCTCCACAAACGCCACACGGCCACCAGACAGAATAACGGTCTCGTTGGCGCACTCAGTGGCGCGTTCATACCATTGGGTATCGAGGGACTGTGGGATCAGCATGACTGTCGTTACGCCACGCGCCTGCTCCCGAATGGCCGCGTCGATCCACGGAGATATCCGGGAGTAGGGCGGGTTTAGAAATGCCACGGTGCCAGGCTCACCCCAGCTGCTTTTCAGGGCATCACGTTCAACGCCGATGTAGTTGGGCAGTAACGCGTTATCCTTGTTGCAGGCGACGTCCACATCGAACTCGGCGCCTATATATCGTTGGATGGCGATAAACAACCATTTGGGAGTGCGCCAAAGGTCTCGAAGAGAGGCATCTCGCTCTCGCTTTTTGATTTTTTCAGCTGCAATCATTGCTCTTTCCATTAGGTAACTGCTTACCTATTGTTTCATTTGGCACAGCAAATCGCAAACAAAAGAAAACGCGCCAGAATTTGCAAAGGAAATGCATTCTGACGCGTTTTTTGGGTGCTGGTTATGGATGGTCTTATGTAGCGTATTAAACACTCAGAGTCATTAAAATCTACACTGCTTAGTTCAACGATCTGGGAATTTTCTGAAATTGAATGATGGTTAGCTATTCAGCAATACAGTTTTGATAACCTACAAAATCGGCATATTTCGTGAGATGGATTTTATGGATGCAAAACTAGTAGCTAAAGGAATTGTTGACGGGCTGGCGGCTGTTCCACAAGGGCTTTATTTAACCATTGTAAGAACGGCTGAAGGGTCAGGCGCCTTTGGTCGCGAGATGAAAGTACGTAATGAGTATGAAACCGAGCGATTTATGAGAGCGTTCAAAGATCTTGCATCGAATGAAGAACCGGTCAGGAAACTGGTTACGATGGTGATCAGTGATTTCTATGAGAAACTAGATGATGCGGGTAAGAAAGCGATTAACGATAAGCTTCATTACTCAGATGCAAAGTTGGGCAGCCGTATGGGCGCAAACGCGTTCATCTCCCAGTATATTGCTAAACGTATAATAAATCGGGTAAAAATGAGCGACATCATGATGCGTGTCACTCGCGTAGCGTCAGCCTTTACTCTCAACATCGTTATGATACAAGGCCTGATCGAAGAAGCTGCAAGAGCATCTCGACGTATGCAGCAAAAATACCCGATCACCTATTACAAGGTCGTCTACATGAATCTGGATATGGTTTACTTTCTCGTTGAAAGTGAACTTGAACCTTATCTAATGTATATTGAAAGCCATCCGGTTCAGTGCAAAGGGATTGAAAATGAAATCTGCAAACTCCTCGCGAAATAGTATTTTCAAATCCCTGAGGGTTTATTCGGCAAATATGGTCGAAGCGGTTTCAACCTGTCTATGCGCTTTTGCGGCTTTTGGTTGCCTTTTTATCCTCGATGGATGGTTGATGAAACTAGCCGGGTTCGTCGGTTTTTTTGCTCTGGCTTATCTCGTCGCCTGGGCGGCCGACCTTGTGAAGGGAAATAGCGCGAAACAGGATCGGAATATCTAAATCCGCGTGAGCTTCAAGACAGGCTTACACAACGATTTGGGCGATATGGCTAAAATCGCCCAAATCAACAGCGGCATACAGTTTAATCTTAGAAAGGACTCTTCTTTAGGCTGGAAGAGGTCATCCAATAGTGTACTCCGTTACAAATTTCTTAATGATCGGGGACGCTTCGTTCAGCGTCAGCATTCCACCATCACGCGTCGCGATGCCGACAGCAGGAAACAGCGCCATCATCTGACCAGCCTGTGTTGAGGCAGTGTTCAGCGGATACGGCTTTTCCGGATTGCTCATCAGTGCCAGCTTGATGCTGTTACTGGTCGCCGTCTTGGTTTCAAGAATGTGGCGCACAGCAATCACCGTATAAACGCTAATTTCCGGACCGCCACTGAACCAGTTGAGAAGGTTTAAGATCTTATCCTTCGCTTTCACAGGCGCCTTCTCAAAGGCACTGGTAAGATCCTCGCGATCCAGGCCCGCACTGTTAAAAAACTCTTCATCCTTGCCTTCCAGAGTGAAGCGAGGCTTGGCTGGCGCCCGCTCTGTTTTGGTCGTTTGCACTTCAGGCGCAGGAGTTGGATCGGTTCCTTTAAACTCATTGTTGTGCGCTTCAATCACAGATTCGTTTTCAGTTGCTGGCTCGGATGCCAGATCGTGCGCCGTCTCAACAACCTTCACGGACTCGTGCTCTACCTCCAGCTCTTCAAAGACGCTGCTCATGTCGTCATTTGCCACGCTATGCATGACCTCATCCGCAACAGCTTCAACCGGACGAGTGATATGGTCATCCAGACCAGCCAGCAGATCGTCAATGTCATCGCTGCCGCTCGACTTCGCTGCTTTTGCCACTGGCTCATCCAGTGACTGAAGCATGGCGGTCAGTTCGTCCAGGTCATCGTTCTTAACTGCGTTATTAATAGTGCTCATGTTTACCTCCTTTGGTTAATCGCGTACAGCGTTTTAGTGAGAGCATTGTTGCAAAACCTATTAGGCGAAAAAGCTTAAATTACAGGGTGTTATTGCACTTGCGGCTTAAAAAATCGCCTAAAGACGCTTTCAAAGGGGAGTTTGAGAGGTCGTATTTTTCTAGGGTCATGGATTTTGTAATTACAAGGATTCCCTATGGATTTGTAAGGTTACACAGCTCAGGACAGCTCGATTCAAAAATTTCATAATAATCTTATAGATTTTTATTCAAAAAAATAAACCAAGCGTTATGATGTGAACCTTAAGCAAAAGGAGCGATTAACGTGAACATAGATGTAAACGCTATTCTCAATGATGCAGTAAAGGATATGCCTGTAGCTAACATTATAGTGATAGGGAAAACGGGGGTTGGGAAAAGCTCCCTCATTAACAGCGTATTTAGAGGGAACTTTGCCAAAACGGGAGTTGGCCGACCGGTAACGAATAATATCAAAGTAATAAAAAAAGAAGGCGTCCCATTACAAATTATTGATACTCAAGGATTGGAGGTCGCTGACTATGAAAAAACAAAAAAAAATATAGAAGATTACATTAAAAAAAATAACAGTAGCGAGCAATCGGAGAATTATGTACATCTTGCCTGGCTTTGCATTAATGATACAGGACAAAGATACGAAGAAGCAGAGTTAGAAATTGCTAAACTTCTAATAGAAAAAGGTGTGCCTGTTATCATTGTGCTGACAAAAACCAATTCATTTAATAACAACGAGTTCGCAGTGGAAGTGCAAAAAGCTTTCAAAGATTACAGTTATGCAATGTGCCTAACGCGCGCAGTGGAAGAAGTAATCTATGATGATGATGACCCTGAAGAAGTGATCGGCAAGAAAAAGATAAAAGGCATTGATGAGTTAATTCAGACGTCTTATGAGGTGATTCCCGAAGCCCAAAAAAAGGCTTTTTCTAATGCTCTTTCTATCAAAAATAAGAAGGCATTAGATATTAAAAAAGAGCAGGCAAGTAAGGAAGTTATTGCTGCGACCTCGTTAGCGGCCGCAGCAGCAGCGGCTCCTGTACCGTTTTCTGATGCCTTTACCTTAGTACCCATCCAAGTCGCTATGATTGCAAAAATTAGCTATACCTTCGGAATGGATGTCTCTAAAGCGGCATTAACGACAATGGTTACCTCTTTGATAGGTGCGGGGGGAGCAATGTATGTAGGACGAACCATCGTTACAGGATTATTGAAAATGATCCCTGGCGCAGGGAGTATCATTGGGGGTGCAATTTCAGCAACCACAGCAGGAACTATTACCAAAGTTTTAGGTGATACATATGTAATGGTTCTCTACAAGCTCGCGACAGAATCTGAGAGCGGCGAGATTGATTTTGAAATGGCAGCAAAAATACTGAAATCAAAAGTATCTTTTTAGCTAATGACGGTGCGTTAAGACGCACCGTTTATTTTCAGAACTGGAAAAAGCCATATTTTTCACGCGCTTTGAAGAAACATTGCATCATGAGTTCTGTATCGTAGAGCGCGCTGTGCGCCTTCTCTCGGTCATATACGAAGCCCAGAGAGAACGCCAGCTCTTCCAGACGTGGGCGTTTGCCGTCTTCAGTTGCCCAGAGGCCTGATAACATGGAATCCACCAGCGGCACATCTGGCAGTGTCACCCCATACCCGGCGAACTCGTGGCGGATGAACGGAATATCGAAAGCTTCGCCGTTGTGCGCCACCCATACACTGCACGCGCCCATGTAGGCAGCAATCTCTTTGGCATGGTCAGACAACAGCGGCTCCGCGGCCAGCGCCTCCAGCGAAATGCCATGCACCGCCTGGGCTTTTGGGTCGATACTGCGGCGTGGATTGAAACGCATTTCAAGGCTGTCGATGTGGGTCTGGGTGTCCAGATCGTAACGCGTAATGGCGATTTCAATGATTTTATGGCCGGATGTGAAATCCAGCCCTGTGGACTCGATATCGATACCACCGACAATCGTGGTCATTGCTACTCCTTACAGCTTCTTCGCGCCTTTCAGCAGTGCGCCACGCACAAACTGAGCGGCCTTCTTCAAGGCTTCCTCACCACTTTCACAGACGACTGGCGCTCGCCATTCACCCGTTGTGGTATTGAGGACGTTAATCTGGTTCGTTTCGAGGCAGACGGAGACATAGAGCACCGATCCGCCAGCCAACTGGAGATGCAGAGGAAAGAGCGGGCGTTTGGTGCCGTGGTTAAATTGCGACATGGCCACGTTAATGGCCTCGCCAACTTCCTCCCCAACAAGACCCTGCGCTGACTCGAAAATAGCGCGGATTGCCAGCCGCGCTTCGCGCTCTGTCATGAGTGAGCGAGCCTGTTCATCCGCAATGCGGATCAGCGCTTCGACAACTTTGCGATCTAACTCATCAGTCAGGGGTAGTTCATCTATCATGCTGTTTTTCCTGAAATGATTCTGCGTGGTGGATTGTCGCATCGCGTAACAGGCGAGCAAGTTTCAGTGATAGGTAACTCGCCCAATAGCACGGCGCTCGATCCGCTCGACGGCACCATCCAGCACGCGCATAACAGACCTGGCCCGAGCATCTATCGTTTTGCATTTCTCTGAGATGACGAAGACTTGCAGGTCGCCAATTCTGGGCATGGCGTTAATTTTGGTGAGTTCGCCACACATCAGCGCATCGATACGCGCAACATAGAGTCGGTCAAGAGAAGCACGCTGCGCCCGGCTTCGATCTACATTGCTCAATGCCACGCCGGGTCGAAGCCCGACAATCGCGTTGAAGTTGCTGACGGCAGCACGGTGGCAAAAACGCTCGATTTCAAGTGCCAGCTCGATGCAGCGCTCTTCATTGGTCTGACCTGCCAGATCTAACGTGTAAGCCACGACATCCAGCGGTGTGCGATCAATCACGAAGCCTTCCATGCCGCGGGTAATCAGCTCGATATGTTTGGCAATCTCCATTTGCACTTGCAGGCGTTCGTAAAGCGGCAGCTGCTCTCCCACTTTTACGCCAAGCTCGCTCATCAGCTTGCCGACACCGGCATCCACATAGGGGATGCCGTAATGCCGATCGATAAATTTGGCCAGGGTTGTTTTTCCACTGCCCTGGGCACCAGTGATCCCAATCCGGTAATCCATTACGACCTTCTGTAAACGATCTGCAAAAAGCCAGGCTCATCCTCACTCGCACGTTGGGTATAAGCCGTATCCACGGGCACAAAGCCTGAAGCGCGCATCATCTGCGCCGGGAAGAACGCGTCTGCCTCTGGCACGTCCACGCCAATGTGTGAGAGCCAAATTTCTTCCACATGCGGCATCATCACGGAGTAAATCTGGCCGCCGCCAATAACCCACACCGGATCTGGCAACGCCAGCACATCCTCCACGCACGCGGGATAAAACCCATTGGGCATATAGCCACGAGAACGCGTCAAAACGAGATTGTGGCGCTCCGGAAGTGGGCGCTTGAGACTTTCCATCGTCTTGCGCCCCATCACGACGGTGGCGTTTCTGGTGAGCTGTTTGAACAGCTTCAAATCGGCCGGGCAGCGCCAGGGGAGATCATTGCCAATGCCGATCTCATAATTGCGGCCGACAGCTGCAATCATCTTCATTGGCTCACCTCATAAATCGTCGGTCGCTGATGGGACTCTGCCAGAACGGCACGTAATCTTGGGTCGTGTATCAGCGCGGCGATGAGTAAGTCGCCTTTGTGCGCCGCCAGCGTGCGTTTGACGTGGGTATCGAAGCTGACACCCCGCGGAGCCAGGTGCAGCCAGTCGTAATCAATCCCAAAATCTTTCAACCAGCGTTTGGTCGGCTCTTCAAGCGTCTCCGGGCGGCTGCTGATAAGCACCACTTCAGCGCCGGAGCGAGCAAAACCGCGCAACATGCGGCTGGTGGAAAAGATGAGTTCGTCACCTGCAATGAGAGCGCCTGCATCTGCATCAGACACCGATTCACGATGGCTGGCCCGCGCCAGCACACCTTCGATTTCACACAGCACATACATTCCTCTGGCCATATCACACCGCCACTGGAACCTTGATCCACGGAAGCGGGTCATAGCCGCAGACCTGCACCCCTTCCCACTTAAAATCATCCAGCTCTGCCCACTCATGCGGGAAAATGACGACAGGATCGGAATGTGCCGGCACTTCACGCCCCATCAGCTCATTAACGCCGTCCATGTGGTTGTCGTAGAGATGAACGTCAAAGCCAAAATGCACAAAAGCGCCAGCCATATGGCCGGTGATCTTCGCGAGGAAATGGGTGAGGATGCCGTAGCCTGCAATGTTGAAGGGAAGCCCAACGAAGGTGTCCACGCTGCGCTGCACCAGACAAGAGTTCAGGATGCGTTTCGGGATGCCCAACGCGTCCAGCACGCTTTCGGTAATGCCGCCATCTTGTTCCAGAATGCAGAGCATCTGGGTGTAAACAGACTCATGGCCGTGACGGTTATGCTGCACGCCAATCTCGGTTGCCATTGCCAGACGGGTTTCAAAGTCCAGCTCGCGACTCCATAGCGAGAAGACAAAGTGGCAGGGCGGAAGCTTCATGTCCTCCAGCTCGCCGACGTTCCAGGCATTCAGCAGGATTCGACGATCGGTAGGGTTGGTGCGGAGCTTGTCGACAATGCGCTGTAGCTGGTCAATTTCGCGGGATAAAACCACCCGATCTTCTTCAACGCCCAGATAGCCCTCAACCTTGTAGCCTCGTCCGCGGAAGGTGTCGATTTGGCGCAGATAGTCGCTGTGCGCCACGATGCGGGTGTCGTTCCAGCGACGCCACTGCTTGCCATACACCGGGCCTAAATCGCCATTTTCATCAGCCCATGCATCCCAGATTTTTACACCGTGGTCTTTCAGGAACTGGATGTTGCCGGTTCCTTTCAGATACCACTCCAGCTCAACCAGCAGCGGTTTGAGATTAACGGACTTGCCGGAGATCAGCGGAACAGAGCCACCCGTCAGCATGTAGTAAGACGGGACATAAGAGACACTCATCGTGCCGGTGCCGGTGCGATCACCCGCATGGACGCCAGTTTTGAGTACGGTTTCAACAATTTTGGCATACGACGTACTGGTAAGTTGACCGTTGGTATGCTCACGATTCAGTAAAAGAGACAAATCAACCTCGCATTAATAGGTAAGTACATACATATCTATTTATGCAAGTTTATCCGGCAGAAGCCTTCAACGCTAGAAATTGGGGCAAAAAAAATGGTGGCACAGAGGCCACCACAGGAAAAGAGATTAGGAACTTGGACAATAAAACACGCCCAGGTAATATAGCTTGATAAGCTTGTACTTACAAATGATTTTTAACCACTTCGTACAATGCAGAAGTTTTTGCCTTTTCAACGAAGGGAGTCAGGTCAACATCGCTGTAGGTAGGGGATTTGAGGATCTTCCCATCGGACAAACGGAAGCCGATCATCATCTCGGTGCCGTCTGCATGACGGAAGCCCAGATCATTTTTGTCGTACTTGCAGTTCTCTACCGCTACACGACGCTCCTCGGCATCAGCTGGCCACAACTTCGTCATATTTGAACGGTGAATCTCAGCCACCAGCTCGACGACATCGATACCCAGAAAGTCTGCAAGGCGGTAGGTCATCATGCAGGCCACATAAATTTTGTTCATTACGCGGCGCAGCGCCTGAATGAGTTCGGCATCACTGACTTTCGTTTTTTCCAGTCTGTCTGCCAGCGCATTCAGCATGTCGACCGCTTCTTCTGCTTCCCGGAACGGAATGGCCATATCGTCAAAGACGGTGTTGCCCGGAACCATGATGGTTTCGAAGAAGCGATCTACGCTTTGTTCCTGGGTGTAATAGCTCATCCCGGTAGAAATACCGCCTTTGATCGCCACCATTGAGCCGATGCCCACATACAGAAAGTCAGCCATCGCATCCAGCAGAGCAGTCATGTTGCCGTTCCTGGCAGCTGGGATGCCCTCAGTGACAGCTTCTTCGTGGATCAGCTTGGCGCGCAGACGCAGTAACGACGGCTCCGGCATGGCACGACGCGGGTGCTGAAACAGCTCGTGGAACTGGTCAACCATCTTGTAGATGCTTTCTGTCGCCATAGCGTAGCCCGGATTCAGCTCATAAGGCTCAGGTTTGAAGCCGACCAGTTTGTCGGCAGCAAGCTTAAGATGATCGGTCAGTTTCGTGAATGTCATGTCTTTTCTTTCCTTAGAACTTCATTTGATGCATGGATTGTGACCCAGCTCAGCCAGGCCACAAAACGATGAGAGCGGATTTTAAAGGTCAGCGAACTGGTTCAGACCTGCGCGGTCGACAGTCGAGTCAATCTGACCAACGAGATAGGTGCTTTGCTCTGCTTCCTGCGGGGCAATTTGCAGCGTGTCGGAGAACAGCCATTTGTTCATCCACACCAGCGGATCGTCTTTGATTTCCGGGAACAGTGGGTTCAGACCCAGGCGACGCATTGCCAGGTTGGTGCGGTATTTTACATAGGTCTTCAGGATTTCCGCGTTCAGACCAATCATCGAACCATCTTTGAACAGATAGTCAGCCCAGCGCATTTCCTGTCCCGCCACATCCATCATGGTCTGATAGATGTAATTCTCCTCCTCAGCAGCGATTTGCTTCCACAGCAGCCCCTCACGGCCGGTGCGCATGAAGCGGAGCATACGCTCAGTACCTTCACAGTGAAGTGCCTCATCGCGCGCAATGAAGCGCATGATTTTGGTGTTGCCCTCCAGCAGTTTTCGCTCGCCAAAAGCGAACGTACACGCGAAGCTCACATAGAAGCGGATCGCCTCAAGCGAGTTGATGGAGACCAGTGTACGGAACAGCTGACGGTGAAGAGGGTAGGGCTTTCCGTCGAAAGCCGCAGCATACAGGCGCTCGAACTCATCCTCGCCGAGATGCTGGCGCGCGCAGGTCATGTCATAGAGCTTGTCATACTCGGAAGAGATGCTGATAGCCCGGCTGATAATCTCTTCATCAGCCACAATGCCATCGAAGACGGTGCTCGGATCGTCCACCATGCCGCGGATGATGTGCGTATAGCTACGGCTGTGAATGGTTTCAGAGAACGACCAGGTCTCAACCCACGTTTCCAGCTCAGGAATGGAGATCAGCGGCAGCAGAGTCGCGTTTGGACTGCGACCCTGAACGGAGTCCAGAAGCGTTTGGTAACGCAGGTTGCTCAGAAAAATATGACGCTCGTGCTCTTGCAGCTTATTGTTGAAGTCGATGCGGTCAGTGGTGATATCGACCTCTTCAGGACGCCAGAAGAAAGAGAGCTGTTTTTCAATCAGCTTTTCGAAGTCACGGTATTTCTGCTGATCGTAGCGCGCCACGTTCACGGATTTCCCGAGGAACATTGGCTCTTTTGTTGCGTCGTTAGCGCCCAAACGGAAAGTGGAATAGCTCATGTGTTTCCCTTTGAATGTTATCGAATGGTTTTAACAATTTGTTTTAAGGACTACCAAAACAAGTTGTTATCTTATTGGTGAAAATAAGGCGTGCAACAAAATGAAAAGGTGGGGATTTCTCCCCACGCTTATCAGATCTTGCAACCGCAGTCGTATTCTTCTTCTGGCTCAACAACGGGTTCTGGTTCAGCCACTGGTTCGGGCTTGACCACCACAGTCGGCTCCGGAGAGGCAGGCTCTTCATCGTCGCGCTTGCCAGCGCCATCACGCGTATTGTGGTAGTAGAGGGACTTGACGCCCTGCTGGTACGCGTAGAGCAAGTCTTCAAGCAGCTTCATCATTGGAACCTTGTCGCCAGGGAAGCGAGTCGGGTCATAGTTGGTGTTGGCCGAAATAGACTGATCGAAGAACTTCTGGATGATTGCCACCTTCGTCAGATAGCCGTGGTTGTCCGGCATATCCCAGAGGTACTCGTACTGGTCTTTCAGCTGCTCGAAATCCGGAACAACCATCTTCACAATGCCGTCTTTTGAAGACTTGACGGAAACCGGACCGCGCGGCGGCTCGATGCCATTGGTGGAGTTGGTGATCTGGCTGGAAGTCTCGCAAGGCATCTGGGCAGACAGCGTCGAGTTACGCAGACCATGCTTGAGAATGCGGCCACGCAGCTCTTCCCACGGCATTTTCAGTTCGAAGGACGTTTCCGGATTGGCGTCCAGCGTCTTGCGGTAATGGTCTACAGGCAGCAGCCCCTTCGCATACTTGGTGTGGAAGAACCACTCACACGCGCCTTTGGCTTCAGCCAGGCGGCAGCTTGCATCGAGGAGGTAATACTGGATCGCTTCAAACGTCTCATGCACCAGCTGGTTGCCAGCGGCGTCGGAGTAGTTGAAGCCGTTCTTGGCCAGATAGTAGGCGAAGTTGGTTACGCCAATGCCGAGGCTACGACGCGCTTTTGCCGGAACTTCGGCAGCAGCCAGCGGGTAGTCCTGATAGTCCAGCAGTGAATCCAGAGCCGCAACCGCATAGAACGCGACATCTTTCAGGCTGTCCAGAGAGTCGATTGCCCCGAGGTTAAACGCAGACAGGGTGCAAAGCGCGATTTCACCATTCGGATCGTCAGTGTAAGCCAGCGGTTTGGTTGGCAGCGTGATCTCCGCGCAGAGGTTGGACTGGCGAACCGGCGCAACTTCCGGATCGAAAGACCCGTGCTCGTTCATATGGTCAACGTTGGCGATATACACGCGGCCAGTAGAAGCACGTTCCTGCAACAGCGTAGAGAACAGTTCCACAGCCGGAATCGACTTCTTACGAATGCTCTCATCTGCTTCGTACTGCGCATAAAGCTCTTCAAATTTGTCCTGATCGGCAAAAAACGCATCGTACAGGCCCGGTACATCATGTGGGCTGAAAAGAGTGATGTTTTCGTTGCGAACCAGACGGCGATACATCAGACGGTTGATCATCACACCATAGTCCAGGTGACGGACGCGGTTTTCCTCAACACCACGGTTGTTTTTCAATACCAGAAGGCTCTCAACTTCGAGGTGCCAGATTGGGTAGTACGCTGTCGCCGCGCCGCCACGAACACCGCCCTGGGAGCAAGACTTCACTGCGGTCTGGAAATGTTTCAGGAACGGGATAACGCCAGTGTGGATAGCTTCGCCATTGCGGATCTCACTGCCCAGCGCACGCAGACGACCAAAGCCGATACCAATACCTGCACGGCGCGATACATAGTCAATAATCGCAGCAGATGCAGCGCTAACCCCTTTCAGGCTGTCTTCTGCCTCAATCAGCACACAGCTGGAGAACTGGCGAGTCGGAGTACGAGCACCGGCCATGATGGGTGTTGGCAGAGAGAGTTTGAAGGTACTGGTGACGTCATAGAAGCCTTTGACCATCTCCAGTCGAGATTTGCCCGCACAGCCATCTTCCCAATTCTGGAACAGGCACATGGCCACCAGCATATAGAGCTGCTGCGGCGCCTCATAAACCTGACCAGTAACGCGGTTCTGAACAAGGTACTTGCTGGCCAGCTGAACGGTGGCGGCATAGCTGAAAAACTCGTCGCGCATAGGCTTGATGTAGGCACCCAGCTCGTCGATTTCCTCACGAGTGTAGGATTTCAGCAGCTCTTCATCATAAACACCGCGGCTAACGTTGCTCACAATGTGGTGATAGAAGTGTGGGTAAGCGTACTGGCCGAACGCATCTTTGCGGATCTTGAACAGGCTCAGACGCGCCGCAACCTGGGAATAGTTCGGAGTCTCTTTAGAGATTAAATCGGCAGCTGACTTCACCAGAGCCTCATGCAGCTGGCTGGTGGTCATACCATCAAAAATGCTTGCGGCTGCGCCCATAGCGATGGCAGACGCGCTAACGTTGCGAATGTTCTCTACGCCCCACATCACAACGCGATTATATTTTTCCTCTGACAGCGGCTCAGTTGAACCGTTACGTTTAACGATGGTTATCATGTGTCCTCCCAAAAAAAAGCCACTATATGTAGTGGCTTAATGTTATTAGATAAGCACTTATCTATCAATATCGGACTTATAAAATGCCGGAGAGAACATCACGAACCTGACGAAACTGATCGGTCTGCATACCGGTGTAGATCGCAGCGAGGGCAGCGCCATAAAATTCTCAACGGTGAGCTTTAAAAATTTCATTTAACGCCTCTGATCTTATGCGTCAGTTTTTGACCTTTTTGTAATCTGAACTCTGTGTGAGCCGGAAAAGACTGGCGCTCCAACACACCTTGTTCTGTCAGTCTTCCCAGATAAAACGCCAGGGGATTCCCACCAGATGGGTAGGGCTTGTGAAACATCACGGTCTGCCCACGAGCAAGCCTCTTCATTGCGCTCGCATAGTCGTCAAAGCTCGCAGAGCCGGCCGCCATCACACTGCCTCCGCACTCTCTGCTTCGGTCAGGATTTCCTGACACAACATGTCCAGTTTGCTCAGGTCGAAGCCGCCGTCTGTGTCGTGGACGATCTTGCAGTAGGCCGCAACGGACTCGCCCAGGCTGTCAATCTTGCTGGTCTCTGCGGTGCTGGCAGTGCCTTCCATCATTGAGGCCTTGCGGATGAAGTTGCATACGACGCCTTTGGCTCCCATCGTTTTAAGGACGTTCTGGATTTTGATGCCTTCTTCATCACTTTCGACGACGGCGCGGAAGCGCACGTAGTTGCCGCGGATCAGCGAATCGTCGACGTCGTCTTCCAGGTTCACGAACTTGGGCGCCGAGGTTTCGTGGTGGGTGAAAGTGCCGTCTGGGTTCACGATCATGAAACCGGCCAGCGACCCCACATCGCCCCAATTCTGATGTGTCAGAGCGCCGATGCTCACCACACCCGGCAGCACTTCTTTGTGATTGTGGTAATGGCCAGACAAGAGCAGGCGGAAGCCAATGTCTTTCAGCTCCTGCGCATCGATGCCCACATCTGGCATCGTTGGGATCGCTTTGTTGATCGAGGTATGCACTACAACGTCATGCTTGTCGCCAGACAGCCCGGAACGCAGTGTCTTGAGGTCGCTGATAAGCTCCGCGTGGTTGTTGCGCCAGCTCATCATATGAACGGTAACGTCACCCATTTTGATGGAGTGGGCACGCTTGCCGCAGACGATCTCCACGCCAATCGAGCGCAACGACGCCGCAGCGTTGGCGCTGTAGACAGAGTCGTTAGTTTCGAGGTCGTGGTTCCCGGCCAGCATAGCCACTTCAAGGCCAAGCTCTTTGATGATCCACTCGTAGGTTTCTGTGACAAAGTGCAGAACGGAAGGTGATACTGCGCCTCGTACATGGAACGTGTCGCCAGCCACCAGCATGTACTGGCATCCTGCCGCTTTCATGGCTCTCGCCGCTTCTTTGGTTGCGTCGAGTTGAATCTCCAGTCTGGAGTTCAGACCGTCAGAGTTAGTTGTCGCAAAAGCATCCCAACGATGATAATGGGGATCTGAAATCACCCCGTATGGAACAGTCATGTGTCTTTTCCTTTGTGGTTGTTTTGATACAAATTCTAAGCGTGCTTGAGAGGCGAACAATCTGGTCAGCACGGCACATAAGGAAATGTATAGGCGCATGATTATCGCAAAAGATATAAGTAATTACATACCTATTTTTACATGGTATCAAACATTCATATCCGTTAAAGCGCACTCTATAATCGCAGCCATTCAGCAAAGCTGATGGAAACAAGGAGAAGAACAATGAAACGCGTGATTTTGGCGACACTGGCAATCGGGTTGGCTGGGTGCGCGTCCACACCACCGAAAGATCAGAAGTACATTGGTGGCAATGTCGATATTTATTCCACTTCAAGCGTCGCCATTGCCCAGGACAGAGCCGACAAATTGTGTGGAAGCCATGCCTACTTTGTCTCTAACGACAATGACTTAAAGGAAGTGCTGGGCAAATATGCCTCACCAGATCCAAAAATTAGCTTCAACTGTGACCTCGAAATGGCCGCTTATCTCGGCAGTAAAGAGGCATATGAGATCAAGATGAAGCGCACAGAACAAGCCTACAAGGAGATGTACAAGGCACAATACAGACTGAAAGAAGCGCGCCGCAGGAACGCTGATCCGAAAAAACTGGAGTCCTATACGGAAAGAGACCCTGATGGGACGATTCGGAGCTACAGCTTTTTTAATGGCAAATCTTGTGAAGCCATCACCTATCCCGATGGAACTGGCAAAACCACCTGCGATTAAAGTTTCAGGGCAACCCGTGTGGGTTGCTCCCATTTCAAACTCTCGTAGCGCTAAACGCTTCTGTGAGACACGATGTTTTCTTGCCATCCAAAGACATGGCTTTGTAATTAAATCGTCTCAGAGGGCTTCTGACGCGCTATGTTGATGTCGATCACCCCTGCTTTTGGACGTGGGTCAACGAGATGTAGCTCTTCCTCGCTGTGATATTCGGTGTCGAACTCCCGGTCGAGGTGTTTGACGTAAATAGCTGTCAGCAGGCTGTCGTCTTTGAGGAAGTGCCCGTAAGATTTGCGGATAACCTCGCTTACCTTCTCGATCTTCTCTCCACCCATACACAGGTGGTTAAAGCGGCTGTGTTTACGCAACATCTCATCCACTGGCCCGGAGTATACCTTGTCCACTTTGCCAAACCGGATGATCTTTCCAGTATCAGCCTCAACCAGACAAACAAGCTTTCCAGGTTCGACGCGGTCTCGCCATGTCACACCAGAGCGTAGCGTGTTGAAGTAGGGCGCGTCTAATCCGATGATCGGTTTGCGAAATGCCAGCAGAGGCACGTATCTGATGCAGCTATTCAGGTGAAAGTGGGCGCCTGCCTCATGTAGTTTTATGCGCGCTTCGTTAATCGGACATTTGGAAGCAATGCCACACAGTTCACAGAGGAGCTTCTGCTTGTTCAGGTTGGTGTTTGACTCAATGGTGTAGGAGCCATCCTCAAGGCGGCGTACCCAGCGTGTGCGTTTTAGATCCATATTCTTAATTCACGTTATTGTTGCTCGCCGCAAACATAGCGCATGAAGTACGGCAATGTTCGCAAACGCCTGTTTTAGTTATTCACATTATCCACAGGGTAGATCCTATTAATTAGATCCCGTATAGATCCCTATATAGATCAAAAGAGATCCCCGATCCTCGCAGGCCGCGCCACGTCTGGCCTCACGGGGTATTCGCGTATGCTGTCAGCGGTAAAAGATATGCTGTCAGCGGTAAGCGATATGCTGCCATCTGTTTTTGGTATGCTGCCAACGGCAAATAACGTATGCTGTCAGCGGTTGGAAGCGGAAAGGTGTCAACATGCCCACTCGACAGAAAAAAGAAACCAAAAACAATGTGTTAGACGACAGTATAGATAATTTTGAAGAAGAATCCCTCGAACTATACACAGGCGATCTTGTTCCAAACAGCAACAATACTGTTCAGCCTATAGCGTTGATGAGGCTTGGTTTGTTCGTGCCCACGCTAAAGGGAACAAAGAACAGCAAGCGGAACAGACCTAATGAGATCGACGCCTCAAAAGAATTGGTTCAGCTGGAGGTTGCTCGTTCAGAAGGGTATTCCGACATCAAGATAACAGGTCCACGCCTGGATATGGATCACGATTTTAAAACGTGGGTCGGCGTCGTGCGCTCTCTGGCCGAGTACGGGGAGCCGAGTGGCCGCGTCGAGTTGAGCATTACCAAGTTCGCCAAATTCTGCGGCTATCCGTCGTCGCAGATCCGCAAGACGCTGCGTGACAGGCTCACAAACAGCCTCCTGAAGATCATGCGCACCACGCTCTCTTTCCAGCGCACGTATGAAGAAAAGAACGTCGACGGCTCGAACAAAATCTCGCTCCTGATGGTTCACCTGGTGAACAGCGTCGATTACAACGAGCAAAAAGACTCCATCATCTTTCACGCAGAGCCGAAGCTGGCCGAACTCTATCGCTTCGACCACAAAGTGCTGCTCCAGCTAAAAGTCATTAACAAGCTGCCGCGCAAAGAGACCGCCCAGGCGCTGTATACGTTCATCGAAAGTCTTCCAGCCAAACCGGCACCAGTATCGCTGGCAAGGCTTCGAGCCAGACTTAATTTGAGTAGTCGCAACGTCAGCTCGCAGAACCAGACCATCCGCAACGGCTTAAAAACGCTGGAGGAATTGGGCTATCTCGAATACAGCGAGATTAAGCGTGGCCGCTCGATTTACATTCAGATCCACAGCCGCAATCCCAAGCTTAAAGCCTCTTCGGTCAAAGAGGAAATGCCCGCGCTTCCGGATAAGCCGGTCGAGAGCACGTCTTCTGGTGTCGATGCAAAACAAAACCTCGTGAACAAAATCACCGAGTTATCGCAGAACCTGACGCCCGAAAACATCAAGCTGATCGAGATTCTCTCCAACAGCCTGAAACTCCTTTGATATGCTGTCAGCGGTAAAACGTATGCTACCAGCGGTACAAGATATGCTGTCAGCGGTATTTTTCACATTAAGTATGCTGTCAGCGGCAAAAAGATATGCTGTGAGCGGTAATTTTTAGAAAATGTATGATATCAGCGGGCGATTTTGCTCATTAGCCCGCCGTTATCTGGTCTGCGCGCCTCTTCGATCCCATTTCCCGCGACAACTTCCCCAGTGGTCACTAACCCCGCAAGCCGCATGAAATAAGGGTTTGCACTCACTAACTTGATTGTTTTTCTCGTCCTGATAGAGCGCCCACAGAGGCGAAAAACGTCGATATGCTGCCAGCGGTATGAGGTGATGTTTGGATATGCTGTGAGCGGTAAACCTTGTCTTGTGGTCATAACGTATGCTGTCAGCGGTAAATTGAGCGACTAAAAGATATGCTGTCAGCGGTAAAAATGGGGCGAATTTAGACAAACGTATGCTGTCAGCGGTAGGCGCTATGATGTTGCTATTACGGGCAAGATAACCACTATGGGAAGTGGTTCTTCCCATAGTGGATAATGGATCAGATGATTTTCTTCAGCAGCCCCCAGAGGGTTTGTGCTTTGGATGTGAGCTTTCCGCTTTCCGGATCGTACATGCGCCATTCGCGACGCTGGTGGACTATAAAGCCGTCTTCACGCTCCAGGCGCTCCATCACATCGGACTTTCTGAATCCTTTGGCGCGCCAGTAGCCGCTCGTTTTTTCGATTTCCAGACCTGTCAGTGTCATCGCCATTAACCAACCTCCTTGCAGTCATCGAAAAGGTAACTGGCGTCCTTTGCGTGAACGCCGTAGCTATCACCTGATTTGTTGTAAACAAGCTTGTCCTCACCGACGCCGGTCAGTTTGTTGTCGCGTCTTGTAAGGTAAGGAGAGGACAAAACGCGGTCATCGCGAACGATGTAAAATTGCTCCCCGCTATCCACAACCATCGCTCCATAGGGCGCTTTAACGACGTTTGTCAGCGTGTCTTTTTTTGTTTCGGCCACAGACATCTCGCACTCATAAATGCGAGTGTCAGCAGAAATGGAATGGGATAAGAGCAAAACAGCCAGAGCAAGCCGTGTTTTCATGCTGCCACTCCACTGATTACATCAAGCGCCGAGTCAAAGGCAAGCATGATCGCCAGCATTTTAACCACCGTGCCATTAACAGGGGCTAATGCCTTTCTGATGGCTCCGATGAAAAGACAGTCGACCAAAAAAGAGACCGACACGATAAGTAAAAGGGTGTTTGTTAAATTGCTCATAATAGGTAAATGCTAACTTATACAAATGAACCTGTAAATATTAGTCAAACGTGCTGATGCCCAATATGCGCTCAAGGTGGGCAGCATCGTCGTCGCTGATGGCTCTTGTCTCATCGATGTACCAGCAGCAGCCGTCATGCCAGCAGATCCCATCTTCATCCACAAACACAGTTTCCGCTGACTGGCCGGTATATTCGACAAGGTTTCGCTGTATAGCCGCCTGAATCTCTTCGTCGTTCAAACCGTCGCACCTAACCATAAACAAAGGATAAACGTCATAGTCAGTACTGGCTGAGATGCGAACCAAAATTCTCATGTGCTCCTCCTTGTTGGTAAGTGATTATCTATTTTAACGTGCGCCATGCGGCGCACAACATCCTGTTCAGGTTGGTTGAAAGAACTTCTCCAGCGTGCGGTCAATGGCCTCATCGATGTGCATCAGGTGCCAGACAACCATGTCTTTGCTGCCCAGCGACCGGCTGAAGAGCACGTCTGTTTTTCGCCAGGCGGCGTGAAACCAGTACGGGGTATCGTCCACCGGCAGTTCGTCGCCAGCTTCTTTAAAGTACTTAAGCAACATCGCCTGCTCCGCTGTAGGAGTCGGGCCAATCTCTTCTGCATACATTCGAATAAATCGCTGCCAGTCAGCTTCATCTTCCGCTGGCTCCGGCGCATTCATTTCCGCTATCGCCTCTCTTAACTGACGCGCCCAATCTGGCTGCGGATAACCCTCTGCAATCTCCTTATCAACTACGTCCAGCGCAGCGTTTGCCGCGATATATAGCTTTTTCACGTTCTTCATTGCTTTTGTCCTGATTTACAGCGGGTCGCCACTGTTGGCGTTGCACTGTCACTTTGTCTTTTGAGTTAGAAAACAAATTGTTTTCTTAATGGTGATAATAATGAAAATAAAAAGGCGTCCAATGGACGCCCTTTGTTTACTCAACTTCTTCTTCGATTTCTGGTGCCGTTTCTTTGGCACGTCTTTCGTCAATCGCTTGCAGCGCTGCGATGATCTCCGAAAGGGGCTTCTCGCGGTACATGTCGACGATCTGCGATTTGGTGAACTTCTTGTCGCCAATCTCTACCCGGCCGCTGGCGTTCTTTGGCAGGTATCCTTCTTCCAGCATGTACTCAACTAAAGACTCGATGACGTCGAGACCGCGGCTCGGGTCGAAGTAAAACTTCCATGAGCATTTGCCGTATGGCGTCGCCACTTTGTTTTTGATGCACTCGGCACCCACGTCTTGCCCAATCTTGTCTTTGCCGTCCTTCATGACAGATGCACCCAGACGGATGCGCACTGACGCGTAAAACTTTGGCGAGTCGCCGCCCGGAGACGTTGTCGGATCGCCAAACATCACACCAATCTTTGTACGCACCTGATTCAAGAAAATGATGCAGGCGTTATATTTTCTCGCCCAGAGCGCCAGAGTAGGGAAGTTCGCACTCGTCGCGCGCGCCAGCGCCGTATTGTCGTTCATATTCAGCTGGTCTTTGTCCTTCGCGGTGCCATCCGCCATCTTGTCGAACTTCTCGGCTTTGGAGTTCGGCACCATAGACGCCAGTGAGTCGGCCACGATACAAATTGGCGCGTCTTCCGGAATTAGCTCTTCATCGCGCACCAGCTTGAGGATGGTGCCAATAAGCTCAACCGAATCTTCGAAGGTGTCAGGCTGTTTGTAGACCCACTGGCCGTCATCTTCATCTGCGTTCAGACCGTTAGCCACTGCCAGGCCAACGTCAAAACTGTTTTCGTGGTCGAGGAATACGGCCAGACCATTTTGCTTCTGGGCAGATATCATCGCCGCCGTGGCTAAGAAGGTTTTTCCTGCACTCGGAGGCCCAAATACCTCAACGATGCGCCCACATGGGAAGCCGCCGTCGAAACGTCCGGAGATCGCTTTATTCAGCGGAGGGTAGCCACTGTCAATCCAGTGCGTGACCTTCTGAATTTCGTCGTTGCTGCCAATTTTCTTTTTCAGTGCCAGCGCAAGAGCGGATTTTCCTTTTGCCATGATCAGATTCCTTTAGTTTCGTTAATACGCTTCGAAGCAGCGGCTTCGTCAAAATTGATTACGTCGTGGTTGAGGTGCTTTGCGATACGAGCAAGGATTTTCACAACCTGCTCACTCAACAACGCATACTCACGTTCAGTGGCAGAAATACCGGCAGTACCCAGAATGCTGCGCAGCGCTACAACAGCGTGCTCGCCGTGGCAAAACACGATCTCTTTAGCCAGCATGGTTGGGGTGGTAGCGCCACCGTTGATAATGGATTTCAGCATCAGCAGTACCTTTCAAATGGCAGGATGAACACGTCCAGGTCTTCCAGAAACGAGCGGAAGTTCAGTTCGTAGCAATGTTGCTCGAACGCCTTAACATCGCGCGCGCCTTTAATGGACTCGATTTCGCTGGGCGGAAATTTCGTTTCGATGAGGTTCATCAGTGTCATGTTGCGTTTGAACGCCTCCAGCATTCGGCAGCCCGTCTTTTCGTTAAACGCGTTCTTTGCCAGCTTGTTGAACGCGGTCTTGTAGCGGCCTTTGTCGATGACGATGGAGCCGTCATTGATGCCGCGTACCATTGCGGCCACGCTTCCCCATTCATGCAGCAACTCTTTAGCGCCGCCGTCGCCAATACCACCGACACCCTTGATGTTGTCCGATGTGTCACCCTGTAACGCTTTCGCTTCCAGAAACGCGCGAGGCGTTGGCAGACCGGTTAGCTCCGCGAATTGTTCGAAGTTCACCTGTTTGTGCTTGGCGTCTTCGCGCAGGCTTACCCAGCTCACGTTTTCGCGCACCAGCTGGAGCCAGTCGCCATCACCTGTCAGTAAGTAGATGTGATCGACAGTGGGCTGCGGAGCCAGGCGCGAGACCAGCATTCCAGCCAGGTCATCCGCTTCTGCGTCTTTCGCAACGAGCTGGTTAACGCCCAGCGCGGTCATCATTTTCATGATGTAAGGCTTCTGGAGAGCGAAGCCCTCTTTCATCTTCTTCATATCCGGATCGTCATCGCGGTTCGCTTTGTATTCCGGATAAAAATCACGACGCTTGTCGCTAAAGCCATCCCACAGAATCATCGGTCTGGCATGAAGGATGGATGCGTAACGACGAACGTTTTTCACGAAGCCAAACGCTGCCTGAACTTCCATTTCGCCGTTGTGCAACTTGTCTGATTGTTGGTGGTAATAGCCCAGGCTGTTACCGTCCACTAAGAGATAATTCACCGGTACACTCCTTCCAAAAAGTAAGGCGTCCGTAGACGCCTTACTGGTTACGAGATGGGATTACAGAGCGTCCAGTTCAGCCAGCAGGTCATCGAGACCTTCTTCGGCCGGAGCAGCGGTGGCGGAAGCAGTCGGTTCGCTCACTGCTTCTGGTGCCTTAGCCGCTTCGGGTTCTGGCTTAAACTCAGCTTCCGCGGCACGCAGAATTTCTTCATCAACCAGGCTGGAGGATTCCGGCGCTGGGGTGTGTGCTGTAGCGACAGCAGCGGCGCCTTCCGTATGGCCAGTGATGGAGCCGAAACCCGGCAGGGCGGCGGCAGCGGACTTAGCAGAAGACGAAATCGCCGGTGCAGACATGGTGGCAGCTGGCGCTGCGATGCCAATCAGGCGACCCATCGTGCGCGCGGTAGAGAGCAGACGAGTCTCGTCGGCCTGGTTCGCGTATGCGATCAGATCATGCTGGGTAGTCCAGAGTTTCTCAGCGATGTCGCCTTTGTAGACTTTGCGCTTCGGCGATACGTCATATTTGGTGTCACGACCAGAGCCGGTGCGCTTAATCAGGAACGCGTAGCCTTCTTCCTTGCTCAGCGGGTTGCCGATGTCGTCTGCAATGTCTTCGGACATGACTTTGCAGATGTCATCGAAGACGGTGGACGGCAGCTCGATCAGCTGGCATTTCTCTGCATCGCCAAAGTCTTCGCGGGCAGACAGTACACCATTCACCAGATAACGCGGGGTAGCACGCATGGAGTTAATGCGCTCTTCCATCGCCTTGTTGCCTTTGTGGCGGACACGACCTTCCATCACCATCTCACACAGCTGGCAAGCGCGGCCGTGGGTGTGCTGTTCGCAGACATAAGCAGTGGTAACTTCTTTGCCTTCCTCATTCTGATGCTTAACGTAGTGCATACCGAAAGTCTGGAAAAACACCCCGTTCGGGTCATCCTTGTTCGGAAAAATGCGCAGAAAGTTGTTACCGTCTTTCAGACGGGTCAGATCAACGTTATTGCCACGTTTAGAAGCAATATCGCCACGAGTCTTGTTAAGCAGATCAAGTAATGACTTAGACATGTATTTCTCCTTGTTGTTTATGTGGCCATTGGCGCTGTGCGCTTTGGGCGTTCGTTTGTTCGTGGCTCTTTCGAGCGAGATGGATGATAGATCAGTACTTACTTACGATCCAGCATAAATTAACGGGGAGAGTGGAAGCGTTCGGCACCCAGCCGCTCAATTTCCATGATGGCCATTTTCGATGCCTGGACGATCATGTCACGGCGGTGTGAAAAGGCGGCCACAGCGTGCTTATAAAGGTCTGCTTTATACCGCGCATCATCCAGCTTCTGACGTTTGGAAAGATACTGTGGGTTGGTTCTGACCTTCGCCTCCAGCACGGACTCATTAAACTTAATGCCGTTCATACTCAGGTTCTTACGCTCGTTGTCGTAAATCTTTGCTTCTATAGCGTCAAGTGACAGCTTCGCATCAGCCACCTCTCGCTCTGCCTGGGCGAGTCTGGAACCGTACTCCATTAAAAGGCGTGGTTGCTGACGCCAGACGTCTTCAAGGTTGTCCCGGTCAAACTCCAGATCGGACATGATTTTTTCGTAGATTTCGGTGCTCATGGTGTTAATTGCCTACTTACTAATTCGTATCAATTTTACCATGAAGCGTTCAGGCGCAGAAATTTATGACACGAAAAACAAGGTTTACGGGGCGGCAAGTGACAAAAACTGCGGATTAATCTGATAACCTTCCAACGGTCAAAGCTGGCCGTAGACAGCGTGCGACAACGGGATGGTGGCACGGACGGTTGAATGGTTCGCCGTTGACAGATGTCAACATCGGGAATAGTATAATATTCATCGGAGGCGAATGAAGAAACATCCGAACAAGCATATTCAAGCGGCCATTGAATATGCTCTAAGTAAAGGCTGGGTTTGGGTTCCACCGGGCGATTCTGCCCACTGTTTTTGCAAGTTGCGCTGTGGCGATCCAGATAGTGAACACCGAGATCACAAAATGAGTGTATGGTCGACGCCGCGAAGTGCTGAAGTCCATGCCAAGCAAATCAGGTGCAAAGTAAATCACTGCACTTGATTTTGCTCTGTAAGGGGTGGCTCAAACCGCCCCTTATCAAACTAGAGAATACTCTGAATACTAAACAACGAGGTACTATGGCGCTTTATAACTTCACTCTGACACTCTCAGGCGTAACGTATGAGACCGAAGGACTGGAAGATGCGCTGTACGAAAACGGCTGTGATGATGCGCTGATCTGCGCATATGGCAACTCCGTATATGTTGAATTTGACCGTGAAGCCGATTCGCTTGATGAGGCTATTGCGTCTGCGGTCGACAACATCGAATCAGCCGGTATTGGCGCGATTGTTGAATCTGTCGACTCGGCCTTTGTTGGTTTGAGCGACATCGCAGAAATGACAGATATGTCACGCCAGGCTATCGCAATGCTTAAAGATGGTCTGCGCGGCAGCGGGGACTTCCCATGCCCCATTCAGCGCATTAAAGGCCAGTCTCCGCTGTGGGATTGGGCTGATGTAGCGAGCTGGCTTGAAAAGAATGGACGCCTCAAAGAAAACGCAGAGCTGGCGCATAACGCTCGCGTATTGAGTAAGTGGAATCTGGCGCTTCGTAATAGCACCTCAAAAGATTTTGAAGAGATTGAGAAGATCGCTGTTTCCCTTATCGAGCGTCGACGCCACCAGGCTGAATGCGCATAAAAGAACCCGCCAAATGGCGGGTTCTGCTTTTCCTGAATCAAAAGGCTGTGTTAATTGTTCCCCAACGACCCAGCCATTGCCGCGTATTTAATCTCATCTTCTGGGATCTCAGGATGAAGCTTGATTTGTTGGATGACATAGGCCGGAACTTCGTCACCCCAGAGCTTCGCCGCATCTTTGCAAATCTTATAAGCTAAATCTCTATGCTCAAAGGCATAGGCTTTACCATAGGCGTATTGTTGACAGTTGTGTACATATGCTCCAAAGTCGCCGTCCTTGTCTGGGAAGGCGCATCCGGAAAGTATTAGTGAGGCAACGACGAGAAAAATAGTTTGAATCGTGCGGAGCATTATTTCTTCCTTAAAATTTAGGTTTCATTTGCTCAGGAAATTTCTTGGAGGAAGCGTAATAGCTCCCAAGAGTGTAAGCCTTCAACTGCTGTTTGAAGTGGTTTACTGAATTT